GGACCACGGGAACCCTTGGCCTTAGGAGCATCGCCAACGATCTTGCCGTTGGTCTTGACGTACTCGTAGATGTACCAGTGATCAACGCCCACAGCATGAACAATCTCTTTCATAGTGAAAGGAGTGGCTGGGAACTTGAATGTGTTGACGAGTGAAACAGCCTCTGGTTTCTTGACGCCACGGCGAGGGGCCGTGATGGAAGATGTAGCGACTGTGGTTTGGGGAGCAGACGTATTTAACGTAGTTTTCATGATATAATTTGATCTCATAGAACAGTGTCACCGACATGGTGACTTGCTGTTGTTCTTCAATCTGGCTATAATCCTAGCACATTTAGGATCAAAGTAAACATAATAATGACAAGAGGGTCGGTATTTTACCTAAGGTGTTGACCATCAACCACTTAGGACTTTTTATTACGGAGCAATTTTGTGAGTTAAGTAATATGCCAGCGTATCTACGTTCTTTTTTGTGTAGGAAAAGGGAACGCTATAAAACCGCCCTTCGTCCTGAATAAAGTCGTCATCGAAACCTTCCTGCTGCATATTGTGAATAATTCCCTTATTGATGATATATGCTTTTGCACTTCGATTCTTAAAATCCGGAAAGACTGCAATTGTGCCAAGAGGCGATTTAATTGCCCCCTGACTTGCCCTGAGAGTCTCTTGCTTGTTTAAACATGCGTCAAATTGAGCATCAATATCACAATTGTAATCAAACTCTTTGACCGCGGTGATAATATCACCCACAAACTCATAGACTGCTAGATCGGTATCTTCGTCAACAGGATAATCGTTTAACATAATTATGTCCAGAGATGTTTTCGATTACTTATCACCCAATTGCAGTATTTTGTATCCAGATCTTCTATTTCTTTCTCTTTTATCTCGATTACGGCATAATCGTCTAGACGAGTGTTTTTGAGTGGAACATCTGCCCATAAAAGATTAATTTCTTTTCCACGCAGATCTCGCCACTTGGTTGCATATTCATAGATTTCTTTAATCATTGCGGCCTGCTGAATACGTTCATCCGTATCATCCCACAGAATATGTTCAAAACATTTCTCGCGATCAACATACTCGACAATGGACTCTAGACAGAAATTTACGGTAATTGTATCAAGATCCTGATAATCTTTTGTAAATATCGCTTTCATCATATGCTTGCGTGGATGATTTAAGCGGTATTCGCACCAGTGCTTTACGTTGCTCCACTTATGCCGTATTCTGCAAAACATAATATTGCAATCCATACGAATAAAATGCTGTATCGGATATGCCATCTTTAAATGCGCATATAATTTATCCCACTCATCGAGCTCAAGAGCATATGGTTCAACATACCATTTTGTTGGCCAATACCAAACTTTGCGTTCTCTCTTTGAGATATCCTGTGCAAGATATTCCGACACAGTGTGTACAGTACGACCGATCATATTATTTTTTTGTGGTACTAATCCGAGATGATGTTCCAAGAACCATTAAAAGTACCATTGTGGCCAACCATGTTTTTGGAGTTACGGGTATCGACAGACCAAAAAGAGTATTCAGGCTCCAGGTAACTGCAAATGGAAACCATATTAACAAAAGTATGCCCGCCACAATGGCCAATGCTATAGAGAATGCTTTCATGCAATTAGAGCACCTGAGGTGCGCCAGTCGGAGCGTCGGATGTTTCCTCCGCTGCGGTCAGGGGCTTTTGAGAAATATAACGCTGTGAACCGCCCTCTTGAGGGATGCAAAAGAACATGATGGTTGACGTATCTGGAACAAATGCGTATTTCTTTGCATGTGCTTCCTTCTCCTGATCCGTTGCCGAGCTCTTTAGCTTCTGGGCGCGTGGAATCCTATTCATCTCGCGCATGTACTTCACCGTCTCGGTGAATTTCTTGAGTTTTCTGCGAAAGCCCTGAGATGATGTCTTTTTGTCTTGGTTTGTCATTGTTGGTTATGGTAGTTTGTACACTAAAAAATCACAGCACCTGCGGATTACTCCAATCAGCTTGATAAGATGTAAACGAAAGAAACGATACGGCTTCGTATAAAAAATGTATCTGTTATACCATTTAGCTTTATAAGCATCAATTCTATCCCACAGTTCTTTACTTTTTTGAATTCTTGGAGCGCTGTCTTCCTTGGTAAACTCTGTTAATTCGGTATGAGTTACTTTGCCATCCGTAAAAGTAACAGCATACTCAATATAGCAATCCCACCCCATTACATCTTGCCGGTAATCATACATATTTATTACACCATGATGTTTTGTATCTTCAAGATACTCTCCGGTATATTCCATATGACCAAAATTTCCCAACCTTGGTTCGCGGCTGAAATCAGGCTCAATCCATTTTGTTTCTTTGTACCTTCTTTCATACAGGATACCATCCTGTAAAACATATACCGACATAAGGTCGGTAAGGTCTTTCGTTTGAAAGCTCCAGTCACGGACATTAAGTCCCAAAGCGGCCATGTCGTCATTAAACGGCATTGCATCGCTGCATTGAATTGTATCGAACATTCCCATATTGTAGATTATATCCTATACCGAATTACCCTATTTGTACACTAAAAAATGACAATGTCATCTGATCATTCAAAAGAATGAAGCTGCTACTGATTTGATTGAATTCCATTTGTGTTTCCATAATATTATTCTACTTTAAATCCGCTAAAATTGCCGCGGGATTGTGTTACTACTTTTGAGGAGGTTGGTTCTTTTGCTAAATTTTGAGCCTTTAACTCGACATCAAAGAGTTTCATCTTTGATCGATCAACTCCAATAATAAACCGCTTGTGACTTGTAAGATCATTGTAGCGATTCTTGAGCTGTTTTACAATGAGTTGTCCCAGCTTCTCAAGTTCTTCTGTGGAGATGAGTGCAAACATGAGGTCGGCAGTTGCTGGAAGACCGAATGATTCGGATGTGTCTGTAAGTTCAACATCGGATGAATTAAATCCAGCTCGAGTTGTCTGCGTTGCGGAAAAGATCGGAACATTAAACTCTACGGCAAGACCACGAATCTCTTCCGCGATTGCCTTAATGAACGAATAGGTATTTACTGCACCACCAACTCCCTTCATACGTGCCGATGCACAGATATTCAGATAATCAATAAAGATCACATCCGGAGTAAAATCTTTCTTTAACTTTAATTCATTCAAAAGAGCACGGAAGTGACCGGCATGAGCCGATGCTGTGGGATATTCCTTGATGATGAGTGCACCATTTGTCTTTGATGCAATCTTTTGAATTTTGCTATCATAGAGATCCTTGGGAAGAGTCACCAGTTGATCAATATTGATATTCATCAAATTTGCATCGATACGTTCTGCAATACGTTCCTCGGACATTTCTAATGTAATGTAGAGAACCTTCTTTCCTTGAACAAGATACGATGATGCCACGTGGCACATGAAGAGGGATTTACCCACGCCCGTACCCGCAAGACAGATATTCAAGGTCTTGCGAGGAACACCGCCCTTGGTAATGGTATTGAACATCTCAAGATCGAATGGAGTGCGATCTTCTACTTTGTGATAAAAATCAAATCGATCATCAGCATTGGCAATATAGTCATGACCCACCGAGTTGTCAAAGTTAATTGCCAATGCTTTCTGGAGAATCTCTGGAATTGCACCCTGAGAAGTATCCTGGCGCTTCCCATCAATGATCTGAATCGATTCCATAATCGCTAAAAACACTGCACGGTCTTTGCACCACTTCTCGGTGCTCTCGATCAGCCAAAGATCCTCCACCTTGGGATTTTGATCCAGACTCTCGATTAACTTTGCAGTCTCTGGATATATGTCTTCTCGTACATCAGCCTTTTCTAGGTCGATATGCAGAGTTGTAGGAGTTGGCAACTTATTGTATTTAACAATAAAGTCAATGACAAGTTTGTATGTTGCCTTATGAGCTCCCTCAAAATATTCAGATTTAATAAATGGCAGTACCTTGCGGCAATACCCTTCATCATTCACTAACTTCTGCAGAATTGTTGTTTGTAGGTTGTTTGTCATCTGATCCGAATTTGTATTTACCACTATCAAAGGCACTTTGAATAATATGACTTAGAATGTCACCGAGATGATTGTTAAAATCTTCGGACTTTTCCAGCTCTGCAATATTATGAGGGGCTGGAGCTTCATCTAATTTAAATTGAAAGGAAAGTCTTGCGGTTTGTCTATCGTCACTCTCGTTGATAGAGACCTTTCCGTATGTAACAATAGCACCCGAGTATTCACCCTCCTTGATCTTCACGGAATACATTTCCGAGAGAGGTTTCTCGACGAATGCATATGAATTAGATGTAATTGAATTAGATTTCATCGTCATCAATAATTGCTGGACTGTAGTGTTGTCCATCAATACCAAGAGTATAACGTTGACGAATATAGTCTTTGAATTCCTTTAAATCAAGGATGTCCTGCCAGAATTCCTTATTGTATGTATCTTTCTCACGGAATTTAGCATCATCACCCTTCTTTGCATACCATCCCATTGACGGCTTTGTGACAAATCCGCCCTCAAGGGCAACATCAAGAAGACCTGAGTATTTCTCAACGCCATTTGCAAACGAGACTGAGATAGGAACTTTAGACTTTTCTTTCACGAACCGGGATTTGTCAACATTGATTACGAAATGGTAACCTTCAATGCCTTCATCGCCCTTGTCTTGCTGACGCCCGAGAATCCAGACGGTGTTGGCAGAATAGTAGAGACCCGTGCCACCTGAAAGAACATCCTTGGGATACATGTCCTGAGTCTTGTATGTATGACCAACCGCAACGAGGGGGATGTCCTTCATTGCAAGATGTGGAGTGACCATGCGGAAGAGACTCTTGAATGCTTTTGCACGAGTCATATCAGCCACAGATTTCTCATTCAGAGCATCCTCAACTTCTTTCTTAGAAGCAAGATTACCCACAGAGTCAATCATGATAATTACTTTATCGCTCTTCTCGATGCCATCTAATTGCTTCATGAGATCGAATTTGAGATCTTCGACATTCAGAATTGGGCAATGAAGAACACGGCTAGTGTCAATGCCAAAGGTCTTGAAATAAGCCTGAGGAGAACCAAATTCCGAATCATAAAAGAGAACAACCGACTCGGGATATTTCTTCATGTACGCAGCAATCATGATCAGTGCAAATGAAGTCTTGAAGTGCTTTGAAGGACCTGCGAGGACAGTAAGACCTGATGTGAGACCTTTCTCAAGATCGCCCGAAAGAGCAACATTGATCATGGGAACATCCGTAGGAATACTGGGGCTTTGATTGAAGATCTGAGAATCCTCAAGAGTGGCGGAACTTTCAATCCGCGAATTCTTTTTTAATTTGGCGAGTAGTGATGACATAATAGAAATATACTATAGTTTTGCGGATCTGTACATCTTTTATTGATTCCAGTGAGGATAAAATTCTCTGGATAAATGAACAGATTGTGGTTTTTCCATGCAGGCAAAATCTAATTCGCCTTTGAGATTCATTAGCTTTGAAACCCATTTAAACACACGAACGTTTCCTTTGACGTTTTCCTCTAGTTCCCTAACAAAGATCTTTCGAATTTCGTTACGTTCATTCCAGCTCCCGTAAAACGGAGCGTCTTTGTAATACCCAGTCTTTGGTAGTTTACGCGATTCGTTTTCAATCGGAAGCGGTTCCCAGATTGTCACCTCTGCATTATGTTTCTCAGAGAGATCTTGGCATTGCTTCACATATTCTGCCACAAGAGCCTGCGTAGCTTTGACTGGATCCGGCTGACGAAGTAGATGGTGGCGAATATCAATGTTGCCAAAATAAACTTCCAATTCAAAATACACCAGCGTATTATCCGGAACGAATGATTCGAGACCTATATCAAGTGCACCGTGAAGGGTCTTGAAGGGAACCGAATTAACTTTCCAGCCGGGTCGATACATAGAAATTGCGTGGGAATCACCAAATGCTAGTTGCGTGCTAGGAAGTTCATTGTTGGGATTGATGACCGTTGCGAATGTTTCAATCTGTGCCAAGTTAGTCCAGTCAACACTCTTCCAATCCGGATGCGATGCTGGTTCTTTATCCACCCGCGGCTTGATCATCTCAGAATATTTCGGGAAATCGATCACGAGAGAAAGAACTTTACCAGTGAATTTAGATAGACGAACGATCTGATCAATTGACCCGTACTGCTTTACTCCACCAAACAAATTTACCGTACCACCCCAATCATTACCGTGATAAACAGCAATGCATTCAAAGTCATTGTAATCTTCGATCTTGCCGCCATAGTTAACAGTAACATCGTGACCAATGTACCTTAATTGATCGGCATAGATTGCAGCCTGCGCAGCCCGATGAGACGAAATACGCTCCGAGATTGGAGCCATTGGAGTCGTGATTAAAACGTTCATAATTCTGCCAATTGTTCATCTTTCTTCCATTTTCTATAAGAATCTGTTCTATCTATAATTGATGCATCTTTTAAAACCGGATCAGTTCCAACATTCCACATTAAAATCTTCTTTCCGGTATTTTTAGGAATATATTTCCAGACCTTTGCGTCGTATGTAATCACTGTTGGAAACGGCGGTAGGTTCTCTTTCTTTTCCGGAGTTTGAAAGTCTAGCGGTTCGCTAATCACAGTTGCACGACCTAATTCACCTTCTTTCAGATTGCGGGCGACGGCGATGCAGGTAAATTTGGCATTGGGCCAGGCAATTTGAAGAGCTCGGGTCAATACGCCGGTAGAAATAGCAACATAGACTTCATCGGGTTCTGGCAATTTAGATGCAGCATGAATAATACCCGCAGTGGCGTATTCATGTCTTAGACCTAATGGAACAAAAAATGCATTATTGTCTTTTGCCCACTTTTCAGCAAGTCGATTCAGATTCGGCATTGCCGCAATACGTTCAAAGATCGGTGTTGCTCCACGTTCAATGCAGCAAGCCTGATGAGGCGAAATTTTCTTCGAAGACGGCATGAAAAGAGTGACCTTTTTATGAATCCGATTTGCGGTATCGCAGATCGATACTCCTGCAAGTCCAACGCGAGGTTGCGAATAAACAATGTGATTCGATTTGATTTTTGCAACAAGTAAATCACCAGCTCTTGTTTTCGTTCCTACGATGAGATCGTCTCGAACCACCTGAACTCCGTCGTGTTCAATGATGACGGGATCTGGATTATACGGAGTCCATCCTTCGCACAGCGAAAGATAATAGTCCTTGGCTTCTTTCCAGGACATGAGTCCAACATCTTTATTTAAACCATCTATGACATGATTGTCGTGGGACATATTATTTTAAGGTTTTGCAGAGCTCTTTGTATTTTTCGACAGTGACTCCGGCACGGCTAATGACATAGTCGTCTGATGGATGTACGTCAAGATCGTTAAATGATTTAATGAGGCCCAGCTCAAGCATTGGCTTCTGGCGCCCGTACGGGTGATCGTGGATCCGGTGTGATGACCAGAGTTTATCTCTGTCAAGATGGTTGTATGCCGCACCTGGGCGAACGTAATTCTCAACCCAACGAATAAAGTCACAGCACACATCTTCTGCGTTATATGGGAATGCCCC